CAGTTCGGGCATACCGATCCTATCAAGCAGCAGCGTGATAGGCTGTTTGCGACGAAGAATGCAGATGATAAGACGCTGGCTAAGCGTCTGCTTGCAAAGACCCGTGCTTACATCCCGATCATCGTGCGCGGTAAGGAGCACGAGGGGATCAAGATCTGGTCCGTGGGCAAGGAGATCCACAGCCGTCTGCTGTCTTTCTTCATCGATAGCGATATCGGTGATTACACTGACCTTGACGCTGGATACGACCTTAAAGTCACCATCTCGCGTCAGGCAGGTAAGAAGTTTAACGACACTAGCGTTGATGCTGCGCGGAAGGCATCTCCTGCCATGCAGGATAAACAAAAGCTGGCAGCGCTCATCAAGACGATCCCGGATCTCAAGGCGATCTACCGTGAGCGGACGTACGACGAAGTCAAGCGAGACCTGGATGCGTGGCTCAATGCAGGTGCACCCGAAGAGGGTACTGATGGCGAGCAACGTGGAGGCGCAGGGAATGCTACAGACAGCGTAACAACGCAATCGGATAACGGGGGCAAGCAGGCAAATGCGTCGCAGCCAAGCAAGCAACCCGAACCGCGTCAGACACGTTCGTCTAACACAGATCAGAAGCTTGACGATCTGGCGAGCTTGTTTGAAAACGATGTTTAACGTTTGATGCGCAATGCGGTGCGCTGCACCGCATTGCGCAGATGTAGGAGAGATCTTGGCAGCACGTAAGCCAAAAGAAGAGCATGATGAGCAGAAAGCACGCCTGCCCGATGCGGTGGACATCGCCAAGCAGCTGATCGTGCATCTCAATAAGGAATTCGGAACACGCGTTGCGTATAACCTCAGCAACGATACGTCACCGACGCACGTCAAGCGTTGGATTCACACCGGCTCGGTGCAGCTTGATTACATCGTCTCGAACCGTCGTAATGGTGGTCTTCCTGAGGGAAGGATCATAGAGATTGCTGGTCCACCCTCAAGTGGCAAATCGCACATCGCGTTTCATCTAGCTCGTACGGTTCAGGAGCTAGGTGGCATCGTTGTTTACATCGATAGCGAAAACGCGGTGCCGCTTGAGAAGCTTGCCGAGATGGGCGTTGATGTCAATAAGCGGTTCGTCTATTGCGATACGCACTGCACCGAGGAAGTTTTCAAGCTAGCGGAAGCCACGATCATGCACGCAACTGCGGCGAACGCAAACGTGCCGGTGCTCATCGTGTGGGATAGCGTCGCCGCCACAGCTCCAAAGCAAGAGCTTGAGGGCGAATACGATGATCAGCAGATGGGCCTCCAGGCACGCGTTATCGCCAAAGCGCTACGCAAGATCACCGGAATTATCGCATCGCATAACGTTACATTCCTGTGCCTGAATCAGATTAAGAGCAAGGTTGGCGTTGTGTTCGGATCACCAGAGTTCACGCCTGGCGGCGCTGCGATACCGTTTCATGCTTCAGTGCGCATCAAGTTAAGCGCGGGAAAGCAAGTCAAAGATCCGCAGGGAAACGTGCTCGGCATTGAGGTCACGGCCACCGTGACCAAGAACAAGGTCTCAAGGCCCTTCAGGAAGGCAACGTTCCTGATCTTGTTCGGATACGGCATCATCGAACACGAGCAGATATTTGATGAATTCAAAGAGGCTCTCAAGGCCAACGTTCCGATCCGGCTAGCGCGTAACGGTCGACAGTATGTTTACGCTGACGGTCAGTGGCGTACCTTTGTTGTGCTTGATGCAGACGGCCAGGAGGTTTACCAAAAGCGCTACCAGCGTAATAGCCTACCGGAGCTCATGCGCGATCCAGAATTTAACGCTCATGTCATGGATGCGCTTGAGGCTATCATGGTGATTTCGAACCCTGACTATGAGGCGGCTGAGATCGAAAGCGCCGTTGAAGCGCAACAGCAAAAAGCCGTGGAGATGCTATGCAGTTGATACCCGATGGGCAGGTGATTCACAGGGCTGGTGTTACGTTCGGACGGCCGCTTCGGGCAGCGTATAAGCGCTTCATCAGTTGGGCTCGTCCAGAGCGCCAGGCGGTAGTACTGTCCGCGAGCCCGTTCTCGATCGGATCCGATGTGTGGCCTGGGCTTAGCAAGCTTGCCGAAGAAGCGGGTGAGGTCTTGCAGGTCGTCGGCAAGCTGATGGGCACCGGCGGTGCTAATGAGCACTGGGACGGTACGAACCTTCGTACGCGTCTGGCAGATGAGCTTGCTGATCTGAACGCTGCGATGCAATTTGTGATCGACAAGTGCGATCTGCCGGCCGAGCAGATCGAGGCCAGAACACATGAGAAGCTAGCTACGTTCGAGCGCTGGCATAACGGTCGAACGTAGGTGATCACAGTCACACCAACCTGGTGCTATCCGGGTGATATCGATGAGCTAGATATCATGATTTGGTGCGCTGATGATCGTGCAATCATGGTCGTCGATCAGCAAGGCGCGATCGTGGACTATGATAACATTAGGTTGGGAGGATGCCCGTAATACGGGCTATGAAAGACGTTCATGCCAGCAGAAAGCATTCCTGACGTTTGTCTCAAAGACGAAGTTGCACGATCAGAACATCCCGTGCTAATCATCGATGGAATGAATCTGTTCGTGCGGTGTTACTGTGCATATCCAGCCGTAAGCTCTCATGGCTATCAGCTGGGTGGTATGTTGGGTTTTATAAAAACGTTAACACGCCTTAGCAATGATCTAGTGCCGCGTGGGATCGTGATCGCTTGGGAGGGCGGGGGTTCGCAGCGACGTAGAGCGTTATACCCCGACTATAAGATGAACCGTCGTCCGGAGAAGCTAAATCGCTTTTACCAGGATGATATACCCGATTCCGACGAGAACAGGCTGCATCAGAACGTTGCGCTGATCAAGCTTTTAAAGCATGTGCCCGTGTGGCAGGTCTATGCCGATTGCTGCGAGGGCGATGATATCATCGCCCACATCGTGAACTGTCAGCTTGTCAATAGGAACGTGATCATTGGATCATCCGACAAGGATATGCACCAGCTGCTTAATGCCAGGGTGCGTCAGTATTCCTTTCATAAGAAGCGCGTCTTGACAGCTGATGACGTGTACGCTGAGTACGGGATACTTGCAGAAAACTTTGGTATCGCAAAGGCTGTGTGCGGTGATCCTACCGATAATGTCCCTGGCGTCCCGAGGATTGGATTCAAGACTCTAACCAAGCACATACCACTGCTTCGCTGCGAAGCGACGGTGCTCGATGATGTGCTCAAGTACGCAGCATCTCACCGTCAATCTTCGCTACCGTGTGCCAGGATCTGGGCTGATGAGCAGTTAGTGCGTAGGAATTGGGAGCTTGTGAAGCTTGATATTTCATCGCTGCCTGCCGCTCGTTCTGCGCAGATCACGAGCGTGCTGTCAGCTGACGCGCCTGCTCTGGATATTGTTGGGGTCTGCCAGATCTTAGCCGATGAGGGAACATCAAACTTGAACGTCAGTGAGCTGACGACCACATTTGCAAGGTATGCGGGATGCAGGATAATGTGACGCATAGTGCGGGTTCTACGTCGGCCGGTTCGCTGTCACGCTACGGCAAGACGTTCCAAGAACGTGTAGTACAAGCGCTATTGTTGGATCATAAGTGGGCTGAGGAGATAGCTGAAGTCCTCGATCCAACTTTCTTTGAGTTGAAGTACCTTGCATTCATGTGCAAGATGTGCTTTGATTATGCAAAGCGGTACAGGACATTTCCAACATTTCCCATACTCGTGGCTATCGTTAAAGATGAGCTACACCACTCTGCCGATGCGATGTTGCAGCAGCAGGTGATAGCCTTTTTAACGAAGATACGTGGTGATGAGGAGCTTGGTGACCTGCCCTATGTGAAGGAGAAGGCGCTAGATTTTTGTAAAAAGCAAGCGCTAAAAGCCGCGATTGACCAATCGATCGATGTCCTGGGTTCTGATACGGGCTCATACGAATCGGTTGCTGACATAAACAAGAAGGCCGTGTCGCTCGGCGCTAGTTCGACCATCGGGCATGATTTTTTAAACGAGCCAGATGCACGCTTTGTCAAGCGAAATCGCAATCCAATCCCAACCGGCATCGTGAAGCTAGATTCCAAGGGTATCCTTAACGGTGGTTTGGGGCGTGGTGAGATGGGTGTGATCGTGGCCGCAACTGGGGTGGGGAAATGCATAAAGCGTGATTCGCGGATTAACATTCGTTATACAGGAATCACGATCGATGGAAAATCCTACAAACCCTGGGAGCGTATCGCCACAAAGCGCGGGCTTATCTTTGCTAGAGATGTCGTCGAATCAGACGAGCTTGCCTGACGAGCGATTACAATGCATGCTGTGCGATCGGAAGTGCGCAGGCTCTCTGATCTCGCACATCACAAGATCGCATAACATGCCGATGCAACAGTACCGTGCGCAATTTCCCGGTGCGTTGGTACAGCGCATCTCTACGAGCGGGCGTGCGAACAATGCAGCTGCTCAGAAGTTACGATTGCAGAATCCAGAAATACGGAAGAAGTTTGACGAATGGCGCTCGTTTCCATCCGAGGTGAAGCACTGGACACGCAAGGGTTACAGCGAGCAGGAAGCCCTCGAGAGGGTTGCGGAGTTCCAGAGGAAGCAATCCCT